TACAGTGTACACAAAACCATCACCTACTGGAACAATGTCATCAGCAGTAATGTATAATTCCGCACCGTTGTACTTATCATAAGTGATGATATCACCATGACCAAATTCACGACGTGAAATTTTGATTTGGAAAGTAGTACCATCAGCACCAAGTGTTAATGATCCACCTTCACCATCTGATGTTAAAACTTCGTCAACAATGTAAGGAAGATCCATTACAATTGGCGTTTGCCACTTGTACTCTCCACGAGCATTGTCAACATTGATTACATTTTTTCCACCAAAGCTAGACATTTGGTAGAGTGGCATTTCGACCTTTTGTGCCATTGCCCAAAGATCAACAGGTCCTAAATCCATAGGTTCTGCGTTCTTAAGCATGTTCACCAAATGGTACGAATCCACGTGTGAGCTCGCAGCATACTGCGTGTCACGGACGATTATCCCATTATTTAAAACGGGAGTCGTGTTGTTTAAAGCCATGTTTATTTATTTATTAAGGGTTAGTTATCGTTTAAAAAAGCTATCATTTCTAGGAATACGGCGTTGCATTTTCTCTTCGCTTTCAACTACTGGAGAACTTACAGTGCGTCGTGCTTCCTCGGTTTTCAATTGGCGCACAGTTTTTTCAACTTGTGCTTGTTTACCTACATCTTTAATCTTTGCTTTGTAACCATCTGGGTCAGAAAGCAACCATAAAGCTTCAGCAATTAAGTCATGTCTTGGTTCAACGTATTGGTATTTCTCCAATAAGTGTCCTAACATGTTTGTTGGTTTACCTGAAATAGATGGGTAGTTAGGTTGTACAAGACCAGCGTATAACATACCTTGTGTCTTCTTATCTAATTTAACTCCACCTAAATCACCATTTTTTAATGTATCATATACATTTTGCATATAGACATTAGCAGCAGTTTGTTGTTGTTTACGCATGTGTTCTTGCTGTGCAAGTTTTTGCGCTACAACATGTTCTTGCATCTTGTCTAACTTTGGTTTAAACTTAAGAGCTTTAGCTTGTAAGTCTCCGCGGTCACGCCATTCTTCAATTTCTTCTTCAATCTCTGAATCATTACCAAAGTTTGTAGCTCGAAGATATTCACGCACAATGTATTCTTGATCTCCTTTATCTCTAGGATCCAATTGGCGATGTTCTTCAACCTCGGCAAGGATTCTAAATAGACCTCTTAAATCTTCTCCACCATCTGCTACATATTTAGCAGCAGCTTGTAATTCTTCAGGAAGAGCTTCAAAAAATTCACGAGGTGTATCCTGGCGAACTTTACTTTCTCTTTCACTAAAGTTGGCTTCTAGAAGTTCTTCAAAATCTTTAATTGAATATTCATCAAGAGACTTGTCATCATCAAAAGGTACAATTTGTCCCTTCTCAATAAGCTTAGTCATTAATTCAGCCATACCACTTTTATCAATTTTAGGACGTCCTGTTGCTTTTGGAGCAACATCAGCGTCTTCGTTTAATAGTGGTTCATCTAGGATATTATCTACTTCTGTTTTAGAAATAGGTTTTTCTCCATCTTCATCATCCGGGTTGTCAATGAACGAGGTGTCAACTTTAGGATCCGAAAACACCGTCGGCTTTTTCTCCTCAGGAAGCATGATATTATCAGCTCCGGGGATTCCTAGTAATTCATCAAGATTCACATCAACTTGTGAAATCTCGGTAGTTTCTTTGTCTGTAGACATATAGTTGGTTTTTTTATTAAGGATGTCCTAGTATTAATATAGGCAAATCTATCTAAATAAATTTAATAAGTTTTCTTAAAAAACAAATCAGGCCGCACTAGATAGCTAAACACCTATTTCTTCTTCTTTTCAGTAGCTTTCTTTTTAATGTCAAACTTGTTTTTATTCTCCATTGCAACAGCTAATTGGTTATCAGATATTTGTTTTTGCACTGATAACTTCTCACGTTCAAGATCCATTTTGGCTGCATCAATGCGGCTACGGTTACCTTCCTTCTCGCGCTGTAACCCCATTGATTGCTGGTATTCCTCACCTTTTTGGATTTTCTCAAGCATGTCTGCGTAATCACTTTGCTGATTCTGGTTAAAGTCTTGCATAGAACCATAGCCCGCAGCTTTAATTTCAGACTCGATAATTCTAGCTTCACGATCTTTTTGATTCTCGCTAGCTTCAAATTCCATTTTCTGCTTAGCCTCATCTTGTCTAGCCTTAATTGCTTGCTCTTGCATTTGTTGCTCTTGCTGCATTTGCTCTTGTCTTTGTCTCTCCATGCGCTCATCAGACTTCTTAAGAATTTGATCAACCTCGGCAATAGACTCAGCTTTCATGATGTTACCTAGATCATAGATACTAGCACCTGAAGTATTGTTCTGGATAGCTAATTGTTTAAGTTGTTCTAGAACAGCTCTATGATTAGCCTTAGTAGTACAGAAGATATTAAGATCTCGCATAAGAAGATCTGTACCATTCATCTCAAAGTTCTTTGTTTCTTCTGTATTAGTGATATATCTAAGACGCAGTGACGGCTTAGTTGAGTGGTAATGCTGTGCCAAGTCCGTGCGCATCTGGTGCACGCGAGGCATTAAGTAATCACTATGTTGTACAAATAGCATTTCAGTTTGTGCATAAGATCCTGATACAGCTTGCTCAACGCCAGTTGCTGTATTAGTTTGCCCAATCTGTTGACCCATACGCTGTGGTGTAATACCAATTACTTCAAAGGCTTGTTGCTTAAAGTAATTAGCCAACTGAATACGAGTCATTAAACGATTACTCTGCTCAAGGTCAAGCTTTTGATAATGCTGGAAAGCTAATGGGTTTTCCGTATTAGTAATAGAAGTATCCAATGGTAACATCTGGAAATTCTTCATAGCTACATAAGCCTTGGCTAAGTTGTTCTTTCCCCAATCTTCTCCTAGTGAGTGACGAGGTAAAGCATTCTGATCCAGTAAGATAACCGTCCCCAGTTCATCTATAAGTATATCTGCAATCTGGTTATTAACAATGTTATAACCAATTTGATAAGGCTTCATTAAATCTACAAGAGCTACAGATCTTGTATTACGGTCTGAGAATACAGAGCCCTCTACAGGTAGCTTACAACCATACAATGAATTATCACCTTTAAATTGGAACTTCATAGGTGAAATAGCATTCTGGTTCATTCCTAAATATATAGGATTAATACCTCCAGGAGATTTAGTTCCCCAAAATGATGGGTGATGTGGACCAATCTTAACTCCTCCCCATACTTCATTAATCCAGATCCAATCTACGTGTTCACCAAATACCAAGTTATCCTTAGTCTTATTCTTTACAAGACGTGTATTATAAATAGGTTTATCTACAATCTTATAGTCTTCTGTAATAATATCTTGAAATACGGTACCATCATCATAGATCTTAGTCAAGTGACCTACTTTACGCTGTGACTTCCAATAAGCTGTAGTAACGCGTAGTAAGTTAACTTGTCCAAAATCATAAAAGTCTTCTGTATCACTCATGATCCAGTTTACAATATCACCTCCTACTAGAGTATTATCCCACATAGAAGTATACTGGCGGTACCCTAAAGATGGCATTTGTGTATTCCAGTCATGAGTCTTAGTACCGTCATAGTAAGCTCCATCATTTTGATAACCTTGAATTGGGTAACCAGCTGAACGCACTGGGTAAATAGCCTCAAGACTTTCTACTTGATCTTGTGTCATTAACCAGCCAAATGCATCAATTGCATCTGCTACGGTCATCATATCAAACTTACCTACCCAGCTAGCATCTGACATGTAACGGATTTCAGGTGACTTATGATAGAATGTTAATACCGGATTCCATAACTCAATGTTGTAGTCATCCTCCATCATCTTAAAGTGCCAGAATTCACGGTCTGTAATTAACATATCACGGAAGCCACGCTCTTCTAATTCATCCATTTTAAACCGCTAAGTAACAACTTGCAATTGGTGCTCAGCCCATTGCTCAACCATTGACTTGTAAGTCTTACTAAAATAACTTTGAATTTCAGGAAGAGATTTAATACTCTCAGGGGACATAGCTTGTTGATATTCTTCACTATCTGGAGCTTTTCCCATCTCAGATAATGTCATCATCATTTGCTGTTCTGCGTCGGCAATAATTGCTTTTTCTAATTCACCACGCTTAAGCTCTAACATCTCGTTGTAAGATCCATCATCTACACCTCTAAATGTAACACGAGTATTGCGTTTTGCAAACTCTGCTACAAGTGTATTAATTACATTAGGAATAATAGGATAGAACTTAAGCTCTAATGCTGATACATCTTCTTTTGTAAGAGTATCTATAAGGTCAGCGTATTCATTATCCTCTTCTACAATGTAATCCGTCTTATCTATAATACCTTTTGCAAGCTTATAGTTCTTCATAAAACGGCGAGCATTTCTACGCACTACGCGCAAGCCTTGCCATTCTAGCCAGTCAAGATTCCAGTTTGACCAATCTTTATCTTTTTTCTCTTTAGATAAAAATTGCAATGGCTGGTTAAGAGTACCCATTTTGTTGTACTCAACCTTAGCCCCAGACTTAATCTGCATTGCATTGTATATTTCCATAGCTTATCTTATATTTTTAAAAGCACTTCTTGGCATTTTCATGCCTTCAAATGTATGACCCCCATTCCCAATGTGACGAAAAGGGCTCTTATTTAATTTACTGAATTTATCGCGGTTATCCAAGTTTTTTGCTGCCCCAGTTTCCTCATAACGTTTTTTATAACCTCTATTTGCTTGCTGCACTTTAGCAAAAGCAATCAATGCTGCAAATGATACAAGTCTATCCACGTTAACACCATCTCTATATGCCATCATTTCTTTAAGCAACATGATGTCTGGGATACGCTCTATACCATATGTTGTCTTAACTATCTTACCGTCATCTGTAGTTTCTTGGTGCAATTCTTCTCTTATGAATTCAATTGCATAACTAATCATATGACTCTTAAATAATGTCCCTGTATTTCTCCAACCATATTCTTGAAACACATTAGCGTTAGCACCAATATCTTTTAAGAATAATATTTGAGATCTGGGTACAAGATACTTCTGTTTTTTCCTATGAATCATATGTTGAATAAATAAACTAATATTATTTTCAACAATTGTCCATGCGTTATACCACTCAACAATCATCTCAAGACGCTCGTGAGTTTTAACTATATCATCAAAGCGGCCACACCATGCAGCTACTATTTTATCGTGTTCAATAAATGTCTCAACCTTTTCACCATCATTACGTGTTACTTCAACCGGAGCTTTATATACATAGATGGAACACAGTGATTCTGAGGTAGTTGTCTTACCTTCACCCACGGGGTCAATGCTTGCATAGTACATCCCAAACTCAGGATCTTTAACTGGACGTTCATATACTACAAGTACTCCGGTCTTGTCATCTGTATTCTTAGTAATAGGGAATTCTATGATAGGCAACTTGTTTGTATCCTTAACAGATACTTGTCCTCGCTCATCCCTAAATATATCTAGAAACTCATATGGGTATTGTTTATCTTCTATTCTGCGTATTTGTGATGTTACTAAGTGAGATGGGAATACAGATACAGTTCTAAAGTCAAACGCTTCTTTGATATTTCTAGGGTGCTGTGATATACGGAGTTGGTACTCTTGCGGATCTAGCTCTCTTTTCCATGTAGCAAATTGCTCATCTAATGCAGCTAATGCTTCTTCCACTTTAGAGTTACCGTACTCATCAATGTACGGTGGCATTGACCATTGTTCAGGAATAAACAAGCCTGTCCTACTTATAACACCTGTTTCATCTATTAAATTAGATTCTACTGAGTATATATCATTCGCGTCCGGGCGCGTAATCATCTTCTTTAAAGGTTCACATTGTGACAAGTCACCCACAGATCCTGCGGCAATAAACATTCCTGTAGTCATAAATCCTGATTTCATAGCAGGGCGTATGTACTCAAATGTTGTATCCATCTTAGGAGCAATACCTGCCTCCTCGTGGAAGAAGTATTTACATGGTCCACCTACACCATTGGTAGGATCTTTCTCAAAAGACATACCTTGTAGTACACCCTTAAGACCTACTTCTGATTTACGTTTATTAACTGGGTCAACCATCTCAATCTTCTGCTGCCACATCATAACCTTATTAGGATTCATAGGGCGGTACCATGCAGTGTGTTTATTTAAGAAAGCCTCGTATTCATTTAAGAATTTCCAAGTACCTTTTTCGTTAATATAGTCTTTAAGACTAGCACCCATCTTAAGGGTAACCCCTTCTTCAAACCAGATTTGATTAATCATCTTACCAGCATGAAAGTAAGATGATGCAATTTGACGTTTCTTTAATATAGCAGAATGCCTATAGTTTAGTTCTGCTAAACATTCATATAATGCCATATGATATTGCGCATCACGAATATCTGCAAAGCCAAACTTTTGAATCTCTTTGTTAAATATAGGTAGGAAGTTTAACCACATATAATAGTCACGTGGTATATACCAAGTATTACCATTATTTTTATAGAT